GCAGATAGTCTCGGTGAAAAACTATCTTTGGCCTACTCTCATGGGTAGAAGCCGGATGCGAATTAAGGCAGGCTGATGGGCCTGTGAGTATTGTGTCGCCACAATGAGTCCACGTTAGACTATGCTCATTAAAGAAAAGGTGTGTTCAAAGGGCAAGGTTTTCTCTCTTACCCCGATTTCTTATACCGCCACACGACTTACTTATTGAGCCTTACCTTGCGAAGTGCCACCTACTGTCTTCCTTGCGCTAATATCAAGGGTTATTCTTTCTTTCCTTCTTCACTTGACCCGCTAAAGTCAAGTCCGTGGCCCGAAGGCCCAAAGGTTGCCCAGAACACTACCCGAATAGTCTCACGGTATTTTCCGTTTCTATAACCACTAACCCGAAGGTTAGAGAAGTTCGCATCCGACTTCTAAATTGACCTAACAGAGTCCGGCATATAAAGTGTTCGGTATGACGACCCAAGCAGTATTTTCACGACTGTTTTTATTTTTTTACTATCACGGTGAGAATACCTACCAACAAATATTACCAACAAATTCTTATCAACAAATTTTACCAACAAATGGGCTTACCAACAAAACGCTCTGTAGTCCTGTATAAAGCCGAAACACCCCCCGCTAGTGGTCTAGGTCATATTTCTTCATAAAGTGCGTTAAACGGCGTTTCTGGGCTTTTTCGCTTGCGTGGTCATAATTTGCGTGGTCATACCGCTATCTTTATATGCAGATAGCGAGTGGAAAAAATAGGTGCAGAAATGACACAACCACAACACGATGAATGGACACAAGAACGAAGGCTACTTGCTTGGAACGCCGGATATGACTTCGGCTACAAGTATGGTAAGATTGACTACGATGGCGCATATCAGTATGATGGGCGCCTCATGGCCTCATACCTTAACGGGTGTAGGGCAGGCTCTAACGTCAAGAGAGCGGAGAGTGAGAACGTATGAAACTCTCTTGGACAAAGCCCCACAGGGTAGTCTGTGACGGGTGCGGAGACTCTTGGATTTTCTCTACCCTTAAAGAAGTAGAGCCTATCATTAAAGAGCATAGTAAATCATGCTATCACAATGAAGGGCATTGGCACGTTGATGCGGGCATAGATGTTGAGGGGTGGGAAGAATGACCGCTAAAGTAAAGTGGTTGCAGTTAGAAACCCAATCGGGTTTCGCTACCATACGCAAGCGTGATATAAGCGCTATAGTATGCGCCGACCCAAACGAAGGACTTTACGATATACACACGAAGTCTGGCACTATTTTCACCACTAAAAATTTCGTTGGTGGTGCTAAGAACGATTGGTCTACACCAGAGGCCCATATCACTAGAGAATTAGGGGTGAAAGTATAATGGCGTTAGGTGGACACGGCACTATCAATCAATATACTGATGGCGAAACAAGAATAGTCATCAGACCAGAACCAATACTTTACACCCTAAAGGAAGCGGTGATTGCTCTGTGGGAACAAGACAAGACATGGCCGGATGAAGAAAACACGGTGCTTAGTGAGACTATGTGGAGAATCACAAAAAACAATATCAAGGGCACAAAAAAGGGATTGGTGGAATACCTTATGGGTAGCGTTTACTATGACCATGTAGCGAACCCAGATAGAAGGCCACATTACAATACCGATGAAAGATATGAGGATATACCAGAGGGTTGCAGAAATAGAATTAGGGATTATATTCTTTCGTGCGCCCCAAAATTCGGAGAGGCGGTTGCGTAGTCAAAACGCTAACTTTATATGCACGAGACAGGTGGAAAAAAATATGAGCATGACAGAAAAAAGAAAAACGATGACAGAAAAGGGAATGTTGGTGACGTTGAGTGACGGCACCGAATTGTATGCGGTAAGCGCTAAGTGGAATCCGTTGAGACAGACACAAAGAAGGATAATAGACGGTAGAGAAAATATCAATCTTGCTCACAAGGCTATAATTGAGCGCTATCCTACATTTACTACAGGCGCTAGTAGAGTGAGAAGGGTGACAAGCCCCACTTCACATAATTATAGAACGTTATATTACGGTAAAACTCTTTTGAGTTTGATGGAAACCACATTACAATACTCTCACGATGAAGCAATAGAGGAATTAAATAATATAATGGGCGAAGAATTGCGTAAGGATGCTTGTAATGGTGGGCACGTTAAATACTTTACTGCTAAAAGTGCAGAGGAAGCGGCAGGCGGTAAGGATAGGGCATACGACTTCTGGAAAAATATAGTCAATATAGCAAACAGAGGCGGCATGATACTTACCCACAATAACGTAAATGACTCCTATACTGATACTCTGAGGGCGGTAGCAACGCTATCCACTACTACGCATTCAGAAGGTGCGTATAACTCAAGGGCTAACGCCGTTGTCATTCACAAGGATGGGCTAATGGAATTGTGGAACGATAATCAAAAGGAATGGGACAGAGCAAAAAATCAAGCAAACTTCCACTCAGAAGGCAACAGAAGTATAGGCAGTATAGTATCTAGGTTTGATACTGCGAGCAGAGCAACAAAAGAGGCTAAAGAATTACTCTCAAATATTGAGAAATATAGTGATGTTTGTTTCAAGCACCCAGAAGGATTAACGGGTGTTATTGATGCTACAATACAAAGCACTTTTAGAGGGTGGGACAAACTACTTTTAGAGGGTAAAATAAAGGGAGACTCCGTTGGCTTCTCCGCACAGGCCGATAACTTCAACAGATTGCGCCAAGCACTAGACTTTAGCACATGGGACTTGTATGGTAATCACGAAGAAATACCCACTAAAGAAAGTCTGAGCGAAAACTATCTCATAGAATACGGAAAGGCTCTGGGTTATTTAGTCGCTATAGATGATGACGCATTCGTAGACGTTCTTATGAATAGTCGTAATAGATATAGGTTCGGCGGTAATAACGCTTGGATGAGAGTCATGGAACACCATGTTGCTACCCTAGAGTTAGATGTAGATTGTGAAAAGTATTGGAGAGAAACATGGCCCATGTCATACCAGATGGTAATAAAGGGTCGAGACGTAGGTGACAGGGTTCATGCCTATGACGAAAACGGAAATTACATTAAGGATGAAAATAATAACTATGTCCGAGAAACGCCAATCCCAGATAGAGAATGTGTAATGGCAGAAGCAGAAGCCTTGAAGCAGATGTGGATTGACTTTTACGGTGATAAAAAGCATTACGAGCAGTATGTTGATAGGGCATACGAAGCCAGAGATACGCTTGAGAAGAAGGCTAGGGAAATAAAATTCAACATCACGGCAATCTTCAAGGAGAAGGGTTTAATAACTACTGACGAGGGGAATGAAGCATGAACAACGTAGATAAAAACATAGAAAGAATGAGCAAGTGGCTGATTGGCGGAGTGTATCAGAACCGGCACAACGGTAGGCAGATACGCATAACCGAATCTTACCTAACCGATTCGGGTTATGTGATGTTTAGGGCAGAGACTTTGCCCCTTAAAGAACACTATCAGCCCACCGCAGTATTGTGTGACCTAGATTTGGTTCATTGGGACTACATAGGGGAAACTGAGGCTTTCTCAAACCCCCCACAGATAGTAGGTGCCATGTATGACTCTCTGATAGCGCATTGTGCTGAGAAGGGCTACGACATTAGCGAGTGGCAAGAAGTGTGGGAACACGCCCTCACAGAGTCCACTAACGTATTCTTTGAGAAGGTTGGTGAGGAAGAATGAGCGAGAGTTTTGTCAAGGCATATAGAGAGATAAAAGAGGCCGTTGTTGGTGACTCTCCGAATTGGACACACGAAGAAGTAATGGAGAGGATTCTTTACTTGATAGATTTCCACAAGACTAACCTTCCAGAAATGCAAAAGGCGGGTTGGTTTGAATGACGAATATTTTCACTACTACAATAGACTTTAAAATAATTTACAATAAGGGGGATAGAACCGATGGCGCACGAAAAAGACTATGATGATATTCTAGCGGAAATGCAAGACGAAATTATAACCCTTAAAAGAGAGAATCATAATTTGAAGATGGAGTTAGAAAAAAAGCAAAAGGCGTTTAGAGACTTCTTTGAATACAGGGAGAGAACACTATGAAACCATGCTACTTTTGCGGGAAACTAGGTGCAGAGGATGGCACAATCAACGCTCAGTCCACTTCGTTTGGGACTATTTGCGGTTCGTGCTTGAAGGAAGCAATACAATTCTGGAAGCATCATCACGACTTGGGGTTGTTAGAATGATAATTCTGAACCCCGATGATACTGATGTGGAAGTAATCAGCCTACAAAGAGGCAAAGAGTCATTACCTTTCTCTCATTATAGAATAAGGGTTAAAATAGACGGTAAATATTATGTGGGACATTTGGAGATGAGCGAATGATGAGAACAATGGAGACTAAAGTT